TGGTTTTGCTAAGCAAGATATTGAGCTTACGCTTGAAGAGAATAAGCTGATCATTAAGGGTGGCACTACAATTGAAACTCTTACATCAGATGGTATTGACACTCAGTACCTTCATAAGGGTATTTCAGATCGTGCATTCACCCGCACCTTCTCGCTCGCTGATAATGTTGTCGTGAATAATGCGCAGATGGTTAACGGGCTTCTTAAAATTTGGCTGGAACATATTATTCCAGAGCACAAGAAACCAAAGAAAATTGACATCGAAGAAGAAGTAAAGAAATAAATGTTTAATATTTTTACCTATTACTCCAATCAGGCAATGACTTGGTTGAAGAGATCTGTTGCTTACAATCAGGCATATTCAGAGCTTGATAATTTAACAGACAGAGAGTTGGCTGACTTGGGCATTCACCGTAATGAAATATATCATGTTGTTGCGAATACATTAAGACAGAGAATACCAAGTCAGTCTTTCTAATAAATAACGGGGGAGCAATTCCCCGTTTATTTTTGTTAGGAGCTCTAAATGCTATTATCATTCGAACAACTTAATGAATTCTTCGAAGACACTAACGAAGACATCATTGAGAAATTTGTTGAGCCGCTGAATGATGTAATGGAATTCTATGAGATCAATACACCAAAACGTATCTCTATGTTCCTTGCACAAGTTGGTCATGAGTCTGGTGGCTTAAGAACTATCAAAGAAAATTTAAACTACTCGGCGGATAGATTGAAGGTAATCTTTCCGAAGTATTTCCGTGGAGTAGACACATCAGCATTCGCCAAGAACCCAGAGAAGATTGCCAATAAGGTATACTCTAATCGTATGGGTAATGGTGATGAAGCATCTGGTGATGGCTACAGATATTGTGGTCGTGGTCTTATTCAGTTAACTGGTAAGAGCAACTACGAAGCATTTGCCCAGGATATGGGGTGGCCATTGGCAGAAGCAACTGCTTGGTTGGCCGAACCAGAGGGCGCAGCTTGGTCGGCTGGTTGGTTCTGGGATTCAAGAGAGTTGAATCAGTGGGCAGACAAAGGCGACATTACTACAGTAACAAAGAAGATTAATGGTGGCACTATTGGACTAGAAGATCGTAAATCTCATTATGAAGCCGCACTTCAGATATTTTCATAAGGAGATTAACAATGCCCAAATTTGGTACACCAGAAGAAGAACCAGCAGCACCTAAGCCAGCAATGGATATGATTCCACCTGCTACTAAAGGAGCAGCTGCAGCTATTACTACAAATGTAGCACCAAGCATGTCATATGCTCCATCTGCATCTATTCAACAATTGTCACCTGAAGCGCAGCTGGCAAAAATTGAATTAGAAAAGAAACAGATGGAAATTGATAATGCAAAACAAGATGAACATTGGGCCAAGGCATATTGGCGCCCAGCAATGGGATGGTTGTATATGCTTATATGTTTGGTTGACTTTGTTGTATTTCCAGCAATCTCAATGTTTCTACCAGTTGTAACAAAACTACAGTATGTCGCATGGCAGTCACTATCACTATCTAATGGTGGTCTGATTCATATGGCATTTGGTGCTATCCTTGGTGTTGCTGCTTATGGCAGAACTCAAGAGAAAGTTGCTAGTAAGCAATAGAGATTGCCTTTTGATAGCATATAATGTATAATATAGTTTAATGTGGAGGTTTGATGTTTTATACAGGTTGTTATCAAAGAGGAAATAAAATTTATATGCGTGGCTTCGATAAGGGGCTGCGCATATCAGACATTGTAGATTATAAACCATATATGTTTATACCGAAACAGGGTGGTAAGTATAAAACATTAGATGGTCGTGAAGTTGGTCGACTTGATTTCGATAGCATTAATGATGCCAAGGATTTCGTAGAAAAGTACAAAGATGTTTCAAATATGGAAATATTTGGCATCAATACATATGCATATCTATACATCTTTGATAAGTTTAAGGGTGATATTGATTATGATCCACAGCTGGTGCGTATTGGTACATTAGATATCGAGTGTGCAGCTGACGAGGGCTTTCCTGATATTCAAAAGGCAGATAAACCAATCACTGCTATCACTGTACGTTTCAATAAGAGAAACTATGTGTTTGGTTGCGGTAAGTTTAAGACAACTGATGAGAACACTCATTATATGGAGTGTAAGGATGAGCATGAATTAATTCAGAAGTTCCTCTCTTGTTGGCAAGCACTTGATCTTGATGTTGTTACTGGTTGGAACATTGAGTTCTTTGACATTCCCTATCTTGTTAACCGAATCAAATTGCTCTTCAATGAAAAGGAAGCAAAGAAGCTATCTCCTTGGAGAATTCTTGATGAGAAAATTGTAGAGTTTCGTGGTAAAGAGAACCAGAGCTACAATCCATTTGGGTTGGCTGTTCTTGATTACTATCAGTTGTACCGTAAGTTTACATTTGGCAATCAGGAAAGCTATAAGCTTGACTTCATTGCTCAAATAGAATTGGGTGAGAAGAAGATTGATTACTCTGAGTATGGTAATCTATTGGATTTGTATAAGAACAACTATCAAAAGTTCATTGAGTATAACATACATGACTGTGTGCTTGTTGATCGACTTGATGATAAGTTGAAGTTTCTCGAGCAGGTAATGGCATTGGCATATGATGCCAAGGTAAACTATGCTGATACTATGACAACTGTGCGTTCATGGGATATTATTATTCACAACTATCTGCTTGAACAAAACATTGTTGTTCCTCAGATGAAAAAACAATATGATCATGATGCATTGATTGGTGGTTTTGTTAAAGATGTAAAAACTGGCTTGAGTAAGTGGGTTGTGTCATTTGACTTGAACAGCCTGTATCCACATTTGATTATGCAGTATAACATCAGTTCAGAAACATTTGTTCGTAGAAAACAAGGTTTTAGAACTATTGACAATTTGTTGACCGGAGCTTTTGAAGGTTCAACATTTCAAGGCGAGATAATTCGAGACAATTATTGTATCGCTGCTAATGGTTGTATGTATCACAAAGATAAGCAAGGGTTTCTTCCTGCGCTAATGGAGAAAATGTATAACGACCGTGTTGTTTTCAAGAAAAAAATGATTGATGCCAAACAAAGATATGAGAAAACAAAAAGTAAAGAGGATGAGAAACTCATTGCTCGATACCACAATATGCAAATGGCCAAAAAGATTCAGCTTAACTCGGCTTACGGTGCTCTCGGAAATCAGTATTTTCGTTGGTTCAATTTCGATCATGCCGAAGCCATTACCACTTCGGGCCAACTCTCTATTAGGTGGATCGAACAGAAAATGAACCAGTATATGAACAGGATATGTAAGACAACTGATGTTGATTATGTTATCGCTGCTGATACTGATTCCATATATGTTACATTTGAGAAGTTGATTCCGGAAGGTAGTGATGAGTTGCAGGCTGTTGATCTAATTGATAAGTTTTGTGAAAATAAAATTCAGCATTACATTAACAGTTGTTATGATGAGTTGGCTGGTATGATGAATGCTTATCAGCAGAAGATGCAGATGAAGCGCGAAACTATTGCTAACAAGGGCATCTGGAAAGCAAAGAAAATGTATATCCTCAATGCTTGGAATGTTGAGGGTGTACAATATGACAAACCAAAGCTAAAGATTCAAGGCATCGAGGCTGTAAGATCATCAACTCCATATGCTTGTCGTGAGAATATTAAAACTGCTCTTAGTATAATCATGAACGAAGACGAGCAAGCACTACATAAGTTCATTCAGGAGTTTCGTGAGAAGTTTATGTTGCTGCCATTCGAGGATGTGGCGTTTCCTCGTGGGGTTAAAGGAATGAACAAATACAAAGATGCTAGTGCTATCTACAAATCAGCAACACCAATTCAAGTTAAGGGATCTCTTATCTTTAATCATATGTTGAAACAGTATAATATTAGATCTGTTCCTCCAATTATGGATGGCGATAAAATTAAGTTTGCTTATCTTAAAACTCCAAACCCTATTGGTGAAACTGTTATCGCAACTGCTGATTATATACCTGTTGAATTCAACCTCAATAAGTACATCGATAGAGATTTGCAATTTGATAAAGCATTCTTGGAACCACTGAAAGCAATAACTGGAGTAATCGGATGGGAAGTAGAGCAAAGAGCAACACTGGAGGGATTTTTCAATTGAACGAAGAAGATGATGATTTCGGGTTTACATTTTTAGATTCAACAGAAGTTGATGATAAGGTAATAGGACTCCGTAAAATGATTATGCCTTTGCTTAATAATCTATTAAAGAACCCAGAGAAAGACACTATTCTCTGGCCTGGTAGAGAAAAAGCAATTAACAAATTTATTAAAAAAATGGATGATTATATTGACAGTTGACTTTACCTAAAAAATAAGGTATAATATATTATGTTACGAGATTGGTTTTTTCACAGTAGTCCATTTAATGAAGCTCAAAACCCATTTGATAGAGGATACGGTATGTCGCTTAAAGATCGCCTGATTAAAAACTCCACAATCGACTTGACTGCTAGTCTTACAGATAGTAAGATTTTTACCAAGAAGGATATGATTCCTACATCTGTACCAATGATCAACGTTGCTTTGTCTGGTACTGTTGATGGTGGTATTACTCCTGGCTTGACTATGTTGGCTGGTCCTTCGAAGCATTTCAAGACTGGGTTTGCTCTTCTCCTTGCTTCCTCATTTCTAAAGAAGTATCCTGATGGCATCATTTTGTTTTATGATAGTGAGTTTGGTACCCCACAGTCTTATTTCCAAACCTTTGGTATCTCGTTTGATAGTGTGGTGCATACACCGATCACTGATGTCGAAGAACTGAAGTTTGATATCATGCAGCAGATGAAGAGTCTTACACGTGAAGATCATGTGATGATTGTTATCGATTCTATCGGCAATCTAGCTTCAAAGAAGGAAGTTGATGATGCTCTTGATGGTAAGTCAGTCGCTGATATGACTCGAGCAAAGCAGATGAAGTCGTTGTTCCGTATGATTACACCACACTTGACTCTAAAGGATATTCCTATGGTTGTGGTCAATCATACCTATAAGGAAATTGGTCTGTATCCCAAGGACATTGTTGGTGGTGGTACAGGCTCTTATTACTCGTCTGATGCTATTTGGATCCTTGGTCGTCAGCAAGATAAGGACTCTGATGGTATCAACGGATATCATTTCGTAATCAACGTGGAGAAGTCAAGATATGTCAGAGAAAAGTCAAAGATTCCAATCACCGTATCATTCGAGGGCGGTATTAACCGCTGGAGTGGTTTGCTTGATGTTGCT